AATCTGGAGTTACTAATAGCAGCACTGTCAACTTGATTGGTGTTGAGGGAACATTTAACACTTCAAATAATTTGAGAAGAGAAGGACAAAGTGGTGCAATCGCTAACCTTGCTTCAGTTCCTAGTGCAGTTGCTGTAATATATACTAATAAGCCCCACTGGACTTCAACAATGGACGGGGGTACATTCTGAGGTAATTAATGGAAAACCAAAGTGAAGTGGATGTTAATGTTCTTATTAAAATATACAATTCTAAATTAGCAGCAGTATCAAACCAAAACGTTCTTCTTGAGGCAAAGTTAGCAACTCTGTCTCAAGATTTTAAGGAACAAATGGATGCTCTGCTTCAAGAAAATGCAGACCTCAAGGCACAATTAGAAGGTTAATATGGCAAAACCATCAACTAGGCAAGGACTAATCGATTATTGCTTGCGTCAACTTGGTGCTCCAGTGTTGGAAATCAACGTGGATGATGATCAGATTGACGATCTAGTTGATGATGCGATTCAATACTTTAATGAACGTCACTTTGATGGCGTCGAAAAGATGTATCTCAAGTATGAGATAACTCAAGATGATATTGATAGGGGAACTGCCGCTTCATCTGCAGGATCAAATACAACAGATCCAAAAGCAGGTGTTGGTGTAACTGTTACAACAGGGACCTCCACAATAGTTGGAACAGCAACTACCTTTAGTTTTTACGAAAATTCAAATTATATTCAAGTTCCAGACTCTGTTATTGGAGTTGAAAAAATATTTAAGTTTGATACTAGCAGCATTTCTGGAGGAATGTTTAGTATTAAGTATCAACTGTTCCTGAATGATTTGTATTACTTCAACTCTGTTGAGTTGTTGCAATATGCGATGACTAAGACTTATCTTGAGGATATTGATTTTTTACTTACCCCAGATAAGCAAGTAAGATTTAATAAGAGACAAGATAGATTATATTTGGATATTGATTGGGGATCTCAAACTGCAGGAGAGTTTATCATTCTTGAATGCTATAGAGCGTTAGATCCAGCATCATTCTCACAGATTTATAACGATAGTTTCATAAAACCATATCTCACGGCACTAATCAAACGCCAGTGGGGAAGAAACTTAAGTAAGTTTAGAGGTGTAAAACTTCCTGGTGGTCTTGAAATGAACGGTGATGGCATTCTGCAGCAGGCAGAACAAGAACTGGCAGACATCAAAGCAAGGATGTCTTCAGAGTATGAACTTCCTCCCCTCGACTTTATTGGATAATGGCACTAAATCCGTTCTTTCTTCAAGGGACTGCATCTGAACAAAGATTAGTCCAAGATCTGATAAACGAGCACCTAGCAATGCATGGTGTTGAGGTAACTTATATACCAAGGAAATACGTCAATAAGAAAACTATTATCGAAGAAGTTCAAACTTCAAAATTTGATGATAACTTTGCCATTGAAGCATATGTGAACACCTTTGATGGATATGGTGGTGCTGGCGATATTTTAACTAAGTTTGGAGTCAGTATTCGTGACGAACTGATTCTTACTATCTCAAAAGAAAGATTTGAAGATTTTATTGCCCCATTTATGGCAGGGCAAGACGATGGAACTGATGATTCTATTTTACCAACTCCAACTCGTCCTAGAGAAGGAGATCTTGTATATTTTCCATTAGGTCAAAGATTATTTGAAGTAAAATTTGTTGAGCACGAAGATCCCTTCTATCAGTTGGGTAAAAATTATGTGTATCAACTTAAATGTGAACTCTTTGAATATGAGGATGAAATCATTGATACAACTATTGAAGCAATTGACACTCAAATTGAAGATGTTGGATTTATCACTCAACTTCAATTAATTGGTGTAGGTAGAACTGCTACAGCAACTGCACAAATTTCAGGATCTGTTCCGAGTGGATATATCCAAGAGATTTTCTTAGATAATGATGGTTCTGGATATACATCAGTACCAAATATTGGTATAAGTAGTTCACCAACAGGTCAGGTTGGAGATAATGCAACTGCTGTTGGTTTCCTTACTACAAAAGGTAATGTAACTGGACTTGAGAAAATTTTACTAACAAATGCTGGTGCAGGATATACAGTTGCACCAACAATTACTATTTCTGGTGGTGGTGGAACTGGTGCTGCCGCTACTTGCAGACTTGTTACTTCTGGGCAAGGTGTTATTAGATTTACTATTAACGATGGTGGTGTTGGATATGGAACAGCACCAGTTGTAACTATTGCTGGTCCTCCAGCAAGTGGTATTGCACATACTGCCGTTGGTATTGCATCAATTGGACGTGATGGAACTTCAAATGTTCTTAAATCAATTTATGTTGAAAACGCAGGTAGAGGATATAGTTCTAGTCCACAAGTTACTATCGCAGATCCAGAAACTCTTGCAGGTCTTGGTACCTACTTGTTCAATGAAATAGTAATCGGATCAAGATCTGGAACTTATGCAAGAGTTAAAGAATGGGATCAAGATACCAATATCCTTAAGATTTCTAATGTTGGAATCGGAACAACACAAACAAGATTCCAAAGAGGAGAAAGTATCGTTGGACAAGAATCTGGTGCATCATATCCAGTTCAAGAATATAGACACGAAGACTTATATGATAAATATACCGAGAATGATGAATTTGAAGTCCAAGCAGACGATATACTAGACTTCACTGAACGAAATCCATTTGGGACATTTTAATGCTAGGTACATATTATTATCACGAAATTATTAGAAAAACTATCATTGGATTTGGAACACTATTCAATGATATTCACATTCGCCACGCGGGAGAAGGTGGAACTAATCATAGTGAAATAAAAGTACCACTTGCATATGGACCTAGTCAAAAGTTTTTAGCAAGAATCCAACAGCAGGCAGATTTGAACAAGGCAGTTCAAATTACAATGCCAAGAATGTCATTTGAAATGACAAATATCAGTTATGATGCAACCAGAAAATCAAGTTTAGTTCAAACATTTAAAACTTGTTCTGATGGAAGCAAGGCAAAGAAAGTGTTTATGCCTGTTCCATATAATATTGGATTTGAACTGAATATTCTTTCAAAACTGAATGATGATTCTCTTCAGATTTTGGAACAGATCTTACCATATTTTCAACCACATTTCAATTTAACAATTGATTTAGTTGATTCAATCGGTGAAAAAAGAGATATTCCAATTATTTTAGAGAGTATTGGTTTCCAAGATGATTATGAAGGAAACTTTGATACAAGGCGTGCTTTGATACATACATTACAGTTCACAGCAAAAACTTATCTCTTCGGTCCTGTTGCAGACAGCAGCGATGGTCTCATTCGTAAGGTTCAGGTTGATATGTACACCAGTACAGATGTCAAGACTGCTAAGAGAGAAGTAAGGTACACTGTTACACCAACATCTAAAATTGATAGAAATGATGATGGTGTAATTAACGAAGAAGATCACAAGTTGCTTATGCCAGGTGATGATTTTGGTTTCTCTGAAACTACAGAATTCTTCGCAGATTCCAAGAATTTCAGTCCAACCCGTAAAATTGATATCTGATTAAAATGAGCAATAATTATGATTCGATTGATGAAGCACTCAATATTGAAAGTAGTATTGTAGAGTCTCAACCAATAAAACCAGTTCCACCCAAAGTGGAAAAGGATGATATTAAAAAAGACTACGAATACACAAGAGCAAATTTATATTCACTTATTGAAAAAGGACAAGAAGCAATAAATGGTATTATGGAACTTGCAGGTGAAAGTGCAAGTCCAAGAGCATATGAAGTTGCAGGACAACTTATCAAGAGCGTTGCAGATACAACTGATAAGTTAGCAGATCTTCAGAAGAAGTTAAAAGATTTAGAAGAAGATACATCCAAGAAAGGTCCAAGTAATGTTACAAACAACGCATTGTTCGTTGGATCTACATCTGAGTTATCAAAATTGCTGAAACAAGGTTTTCTAAATAATAATGATAAGTCAGATTCCAAGTAGGGATGACGAAGAAAAAATCATGTAAGAAAGGATATTACTATTGTAATACCGACGAAAAATGTAAGAAGATTCCTAAGGGATATCATTTGATGCCTACTGGATATCTGATGAAGGATAGTGACCACAAAGAGGACGAAAAGTCCGATGATACTGAGGGTAAGAAGAAGAATGGCAACGGAAATGGTTCAAATGGCAATGGAAATGGGAATGGGGGGTCTAATGGGGGCTCTGATGGCGGAGGAGTATCAGAGGCGTGGAGCGCAAAGTATAAAAAGTCCATCGATTGCGATAATCCAAAAGGATTCTCTCAGAAAGCCCATTGTAGGGGTAGAAAAATAGATGAGGGCAAAGATGGGATGAGTGATCATGAAGTTTCTATGGCAAAAGGTCAAGTAAGAAACTCAATCACTAATCTCAAGAGAGTTGAAAAAGTTCTCAAGACAATGACTGATGCTGCTGCAGGATATATGGATGAAGAAGTTATCACCGAAAAGCGTGATGGTAAATCATCCAAAGATAAAGGGTACTCACTCCGTGATTGGTTTAGAGGTGGTGGTTGGAAACAGACTGGTGGTAAATATGATGGCAAACCCTGTGCAAAACAACCTGGTCAGAAGACCAAACCATACTGCCGCGATGCAGATGATCGTGCAGCAATGAGTAAAGAAGAGAGAAACAAGAG